ATTTCCGCACAGTGCTTAACTCAATTGTGGTTATGGGGAAGATCCCGAAGTGTAAAATCAGCACAATCGATAACGACGAAATGGGTTTATTGCTAACCTCACTGGAGAACAGACCCTATGTTTTAAGAGAACCCGGGAAACCTAAAGTTATTAATGCAAAGTTCCTTGGTGATTAAAAAAGATTGTATTATCTTTGCACCAGTAAAGAGGGAATAATCCCACTCAGCTAATTTAGAAAAAGAACTTCAATGAATTTATTCCAACATAACGCCTTTTATCCCCAACCGATGGCCTTCAGCTGTCTGGGTAATCTAGTTATGTAGAGAAAATACTTTCCATCAACATATAGTGAACCCGGGCATCTTAATTGAAGTTCGGGTTTTCTGTTATAAAATTAAAAAATTCTTTGACGTATGGTTGCAAATAAATAAATACACATCTGGGTGTATATCAGTCGGTAGATGGCCTGCTTTGGGAGCAGGAGGCCGTAGGTTCGAGTCCTACCACCCAGACATATCGCGGAGTAGTCAGTAGTTGGTAGCTTGTAGGGCTCATAACCCTATGTCGAAAGACCCCGCCGGTTCGAGTCCGGCCTCCGCTACCATTATATAATGACGTAGTTCAGTTGGTAGAACGCCAGCCTCATAAGTTGGTCGTCACAGGTTCGATCCCTGTCGTCGTTACGATTCCTATTGGAAGGGAGAAATCCATTTGTGTCCGATGACGGGACAAGGAATACCACGGGGTAGCATGTCCAATGGCAGGCGAGCTTCTTTTGCAAGGAGACTGTGGTGGGTTCGATTCCCATCTACTCCACATTTGCTGTTACTGATTTAGCTGGTGCGTATGAAACTAGGATAAAAATTGGATTTGGGGTGGAAAAGTCAGCTTGGATCTGGCAACCGGATTGTAAACCCGGTCTTTCACGAGGCGTGGTTCGAGTCCACTCTTCCCCACATAAAAGCGTTGTGTGAATCGGATATTGGTTAGCCGAGGCAGGTTGTGACCCTGTTAGAAGAAATTCTTTTGCGAGTTCGATTCTCGTCATGCACCCCAATTGAGTTGATGGAACTCACACAAAATCCATCATACGGATTCTTAGCTGAGGGGTTTAGCACTGGAGTGAAATCCCAGAGACGTAGGGTCGACTCCTGCAGTTTCCACCAAGATAAATGTACGCGCTCTTGCAACCGGGGCGTAGGAGAACTATGATGAAGCAGGATATAAGCTTGGAAGCACACCTGTCTTAGAGTGCGAGTTCACCTTAATAGTGTACAGTAACATTGTCCGGTAGACAAAGAGGCAAAGTCACCTCCCTTTGAAGGAGGTATTTGGGGGTTCGAGGCCCTCCCGGTCAACATAGTCCACTGAGAAATCGGTGGATTTTTTGTATAGATTAGTATGGCACAAACTCAAGTAAGCGTAAACGCAATCACACAGACCTGTGGGCACCGCCCGGGTACTACAGCTTTGAACTACTACTCTTTCATAACCCGAAGATCATATACCCGTATAGTTTGTACAGCCGGCTTGGCCCAAAATCTTTTGGACTTTGCAACTTACATACAGGGTGAGGAAACTACACCTTAAGTATGTGTCCTGATAGTTTCGGATTTTATTCCGATATTGTTATATGGAAAGAACGAAGAACATAGTAGTAGGATTGTTGCTCCTCACCTCAATAGGGATCTATTGCACGGTTGGAGAGTCAATCAGTCCCCAGAAAGAAACACAAGTGGAGATTGTAGAAGTTGAAGTACCCGTACAAACGAGGATCACTTGCACACATAACCACACCGCTCAAGCAGAATCCCTAAGACACTCACCTGTAGAGGTCGTAGCCCCCGAAATAACAGAGCCAACCCTAGACATACACTATGTCATGGACGGAAGTTGTGAAAACGATTACAACTTAGCTCTCTTAACAGAAGAAATCAACCAAGACTACGCCGGTGCAGGAATCAAGTTCACTTACAAGTCGTACTCCAACTCTAGTGATATCAAAGGGCCAGACTATGACGCGATCTTGTACTCGTATCACGATTATGATGCTGACATCGTGGTTTACATTAACGGTCAGCATGAGGGCGAGGTTATAGGCAAGGCAGTTAGATCAGGATACTTTAAGGGCCGTAACATGGTGGTAGTGGATTTAGACTACTCTAGCCGTATACCTACACAAGCCTTTATAGTTTCACACGAGATTGGCCATGCCTTAGGGTTAGTTCACTCAAACTTTGGAATAATGAAGCGTCGTGTAGGTGATGGCACTGAGCGCTTTACGCTAAACCAAGTTAAGTTTTTGAAAAATTTAAATATATACCCTGACAGTACAAAGTTATAGTACTATCTTTGCACCATGATTCAGCGGGGAATGAACCCCAAAGATTCTTACAAAACAGAACAAGATGAAAAACATTAGTATAAATACGATTAATAACACTGGCAAGGTCGATTCGAGACCAAGTCCGTGGCTAACCGTAAATTTATGTTAATGTAACTCATACACACATACTTTTGACTTAGCCTCGGACTTAACTGTTCCGGGGCTTTTTTAGTTTATGGCCCCGTAGCTCAGTAGGATAGAGCACCCGATTTCTAATCGGGCGGTCACTGGTTCGAATCCAGTCGGGGTCACAATTTTTAGAACAGATTAATATCAGAAGTAATGCGAGATTTTTTAGTAAACAGAGACGAGACAGGTAGAGAGATAGTAACCTACCCATCCACAGGTAAATCGTACTATGTAGAATACATCGAACCAAGAGGCTTCAAAGGAGGTAATTGGGGAGACATTGATCCAGCCACAAATAAAGTAACAGGATCGTACGGAAACAAAACAACAGGAGCGATAAAAGCTTCAGACTCCTTCATCACAGAGGGAAACGGGTTTAAGAACATACAAGAGGGGAAAGGTTCTCCATACGCAACAATACACGAGATGCACGAAAAATATAAACATAGCTTGAAACATTAAAGCCCTCAGTTCGGGGGTTTACGCCTCCGCAGCTTGACGGGATGGAGCATCCGGCTTTTAACCGGAGGGCAGTGGGTTCGAGTCCCACCGGGGGTACAAAAGATTCGGGAGTATAGCTCAGATGGTTAGAGCAGGCGCCTCATAAGTGTCAGGTCTCTGGTTCGAGCCCAGATTCTCCCACATCGTTCTTTACATACAAATACAAGCGTGAGTAGCTCAGTCCGGCCAGAGCGTCTGCCTTCCAAGCAGAGGGCCGAGGGTTCGAATCCCTCCTTGCGCTCAACTGGTTTGATAGTTTGTGCCTTAAAACTATCACATGGTCTTGCAGCATATCGGCGCATGGTGCCTCCCTGTCACGGAGGAGATTGCGGGTTCGAATCCCGTCTTGACCGCTAATTGAACCAAGGAACCCCTCGGTTCTGTACCTCACCGCTTAGAGTGAGTATAGTTTAAAGGGTTCAGAATGACTTAGTAGCTCAGTTGGTTAGAGCACTTGACTGTTAATCTTGGGGTCGTAGGTTCGAATCCTGCCTAAGTCGCAAAAATGTTGGGAGGATAGAAATGTTAACTCCTTTAAAGTCTAGTTACACGAACTTAACTGCAAGCGCCAACATTTATTTGGAAAGTAACACGGGGTGTCGGTCTCCGTCCTAGTCTTGAAAACTAGTGGTACGCTTTGTTGGGTATGGGGTTCGAGCCCTCTGCTTTCCTCAAATAGAAGATAAATCGTCCCGGGGCGACTTCCCTTGCTAAGGGAATGGGTGTGAAAGCACTGGGGATCAGGGCCTCTATCTTCTGCCATAGTGGGGTTGCGACGCTTTAACTCTCTCGTAGAGGCCGCAACAAACGCCTGAATAGCTCAGTTGGTAGAGCAACTCTCTTGTAAGGAGTTGGCCGGGGGTTCGAGTCCCTCTTCAGGCTCCAAATAGGGGGTGTAGCTCAGGGGTCAGAGCACTTCTCTTACAAAGAAGAGGGCAGAGTTCTTGAGAATCTGAAAAGCTTTTCTTATAGATGAAGTTATGGGATTATTATACACAAAAGTTGGGGTTCTGAAACTCCAAAACGGGGGTAAACCGATGCTCACGTACAGGGGCGGGGATCACTATGATCCTAATAAACGGAGTTATGTTCCTTACACAGCGTCGGATTCATTAGCTTACAAAACAGGTTTCAACCAAGGAGGGGCCAATTCCGGCTCTAACAACGGGGTAACTATTGAGAACGGTGACTCCAACACAGCCGCCTTGAACGCCGGTAGGTGGGACAAGGCTGTCAGAGCTCTAGGCCCGGATGATCATTACGATAACTACTTCAGCTATAATGACGCCATATACCGCAAAGATGCTGACGATACTTGGCACAAAGGAATAAACGCGCAAGGGTCTAAAGTACCCACTAGCTTTGTTCCTCTCACAAAGGGAGATTTAGCAGCTAGGGCGGCAGAGCTTCTTAAAAACGCCCAGTACTTAAAATCGATACCAAAGGGGAGTTCATTTTATCTGTGATGGAGCAGCAGCGATAGAAATAACCCGGCTTTAACCGGTCTCAAGATTAATCTTTAACAAAAAATACAAAATGCTATTACACGAAAAAGGAAGAACCAACTATGGTGTGCTACTATACCAAGAAGGAGGGAAAGTTGAACCTCCCAGAACTAGGGCAGAGGGCACGGCTGAGAGTCTTCGGATACTAAAACGCCTACTGGAGGAGGCTAAAACGCCTGCTAAAAAAGCGCAGCTAACCGCCAAAGTTGCTGAGTACCAGAAGAAGTTGGACGGCATGACCAAGAAGCCCAAGAAGGGCGGGACTCCAGCGTACCAAGAAGGGGGGAGAGTTTTGACAGACGGCGATTACACCTTTGATAACAGGGAGTACAGGAAGGAAGGCGGTAAATGGTCTGTGCATGACGGTAACAAATTTGTGCCCTTAACTAAAGGAGATACCAAGAAGCGCTCTGCGGTGCTAGACAAAATGGCTAAACCAAAATTGGAGTACCCCTCTTACGGTCTGAAAAATAAAAGTGATTCCACGGATTACAGGGTTGGTTTTTCCGGCTCTGTACCCCCCTCGAAAAAACTAGCAGAGAGATACCTTAATGCAAATATAAACATTGGTGACTACAAAGACCCCCAGTGGCGGGGCAGAAATCAACGTTTAGTTAAAGAAACTGGTTATCTTAAATAAGTTACCTGGCAGGTTAAACAGATTGTATTATATTTGCACTATGAATAAATTACGCACATTATTAGAACGTTGCCTTTGGCTGGAGAAAACTCCGGGGGTTCTAATTATGCGCTGACAAAATATTGATTGTTTGAACGTAAGAGGCCCTTGGATTAATTTCTAAGGGCCTTTTTTGTTATTATGCTCCGGTGGTCGAGATGGTTAAGACGCTGCCCTTTCAAGGCAGAGGTCGCGGGTTCGATACCCGTTCGGAGTACAACATAGCCTAGTGGGCTTAAAGCGAATTGGTAGAGCATTTAGTTTTAGACACTAAGACCTTTGAGGGTTCGACTCCCTCCTAGGCTACAGTATGGCCCAATGACATAAAAGCGAACTGGTAGAGTGCCTTGCTTCAAACGCAAGAGTTTTGTAGGTTCGAGTCCTACTTGGGCTACAACAAATGGGGGCGTGACATAAAAGCGAACTGGTAGAGTACCCAGACTTAAAATCTGGAGTTTTGGGGGTTCGAGTCCCTCCGCCCCTACCATAAATACACACTTGGGAAGCTCAACTGGACGAGCAGCGGATTCCAAATCCGCCGGCTGTGGGTTCGAACCCCACCCCTCGTGCAAAAGATAAACGTTAGAGTGGCCGAGCGGCTGAGGCGGTGGATTGCAAATCCATTTACGGGGGTTCGAATCCCTCCTCTAACTCAACATAGCTCCGTAGCTCAATGGATAGAGCACCTGACTACGAATCAGGAGGTTGAAGGTTCGAGTCCTTCCGGGGCTACTTTACTTGGCTAGTAAAAGCTTTTATGTGATTAATTGCGGCATGAAAAGATTAATAGTAAGATTCCGAAAGTGGTTCCGCCGAATGAACGGCATTCTCCCAACAGAGAAGTAACCTGAGCGCTTTAGATTAAACTCTTATATTTTCCCTTATACAATAAGAAAATTAAAATAAGAGAATATGTCAAGACACATTTATTTCCACGAGGGTGATAAAGTTCAGATCAAACATGATCTAAACAACAAGCCCGAAATGCTCGTAAAGAAAGTGCAAAAAGCACGAGTAGGACGAGACGAAGAAGAAGAATCCAAATCTGTATTATTGGGCGTAACCTGTTTTTGGTTCACCGATACACTTCTTTACCAACAACAAACTTTCAATTCTAAGGATCTCGAAAAACTAGACTAATTATGTTGAAATTCACTGTAAACAATGATAACGTTTGCATCGATCCCAACATAAAGATTATCCAAGAGTTCAATAATATATTGAAGCACGGGAAATCTATAGAGGACGAGGATCATGCTCTGCGTATGTTACTGTACGTATTCTATTGCTGCGACCTTACGGAAGATAACGTTATGCGTGATCTTGATTTCCGTATGAAGGAAGAGCAATCTATGGTACGTGCCTTCCGCAACAAGAAGACAGAATTCACCAAGCGTGAACGCGAGCTAATAGAGGCGGCCATCGATGCCTACAACTTTTTCAACGAGACTTCTGCAGAACGAGCTATTTTGTCTATAGATGCCAAGATTGATGAGGCCCGTAGTGAGCTGGATGACTTCAAGATAGAAAGAGTCCGAAACGTTAACGAGGGCACCGGGGTAGTAACCTTTGCTTCCAACATAAGCGAGATGGGTACCCTAACGAAGCAGATCGGCGAGATGATGACCTTAAAAGTTAGTATAACCAACGCCGCTAAGAAACTGGAGAACTCTGGTAGAGTGCGCGGCGGTAAAGGATCATCCCTGATAGAACGAGGGAACTTGGTTCGTAAGAACGAAGAGTAATGGCAATATCCAAAAAGAAAATAGACGTATCCAAGCAGCCCGAGTTATTCGGCGTGAAGAACAATTATGATCCTTTCGATCTGAAGTTTTTGCGCACAGACGAACATGGGGAAATTTGGAACGGTGAGTTCAAGGTCACAGGAGCACCCCAGAAGCTGAGGGGAGTACCCACAGGCGAGGAAGAGATCAGGTTGACTGATTATTTAGTGCACAGACCTGTTCCCAAGGAAGTTATCGCGTGGCAAAACATACCGAACTACCACCCCGACTCCTTGGATATGGAGAACTGGTATCAACCCTTAGCGGATTACTGCTATGATGGGGTGTGGGTAGACGGGGAGTACTGGAACCCATACATGATGTATTGGTTGAACATATTTGTTTTCCCAGTTCCTATCTATGACGAACATGGAGATCCCACTGAGGATTTCGAAACTAGCTACGCAACCTACTGCAATATTGACAGATACTTCTTTGACTACTGCTGGAAGGCGGAGCTCATGCGTTTAGATTGTGCTATCATGGGAGGTCGTGGGGTTGGTAAGTCCTACATGTACAACTGCATCCTTGACAGGGAATACAGATTGTTCCCGGGGGCGGTAAATGTCGTATCTTCTACAAACGAGGATACAACAAATGAGGCATGGGATAAAATTGAGAAAGGTATGGAAGCCATAGAGGCCAAGCACCGTGCTCTTAAATACAAAAGATTAACGGACTCTTCCACAAGAAAAGAGGCCGGAGAAATAGTTGAACTACCAGACGGTACCACAGAGAAGCGTGGCCACTTGGCAGTATTTGAAAAGATTATATACGGTAAGAACGCCGGTAAGACAAGGGGTAAGCGTCCACGAAAACAATTGTTCGAGGAGTTTGCAGCCTTTCCACCGTCACACCAAAAGGGTTCGTTACGAGCTTGTATGCGTGAGAGTCGTGGTTCTTGGTGGGTAATGGGATCGATTAAGAAATGTACAGTGCTTTACTCTGGTACAGGTGGAACCGTTGAAAACGATGAAGCTGAAGGAGTGTTCTGTAACCCAAAATCAAACGGTATCTTGCCAACGCACGATTTCCCGGATGCGCCAAACGGTTCAGGCTTCTTCTGCCCTACTCACATTAAGCGAGCGGGTACTTGGGAGAAAACGGGTTGCCCTGATGTTACTCAGGCTACGTTAGAAGTAAAAGAAGAAAGAGAGGCCGCTAAGGGCGACACCGAATCTTACATGGGATTACTACAAGAGTACCCTATGAACATTAGAGAGGTGTTTACTAGACGTGGTGTTAACATATTTAATCAAGAACGTATTGCTGCTCAACGTATTAGAATAGAGCACGAGAAAGATTGTCCAAAGCCCGAACGCGGATTCCTTAAGTGGTTGAAGAACGAGGCTGGCAAGAATCTATCTGTTGTATGGGAACCTAGCACGGTTGGTGATATTGAAATTATTGAGCACCCATACTGGTTGACTGAGCAGAGTAGAGAAGACGAGAAAGCACCTATGAACAATCTTTACGTCGGAGGATGTGATAGTATTGACCAAGGGACAATGGATTCTTCCTACGCGACAGACAGCCGTAGAGGTTCTGAGCTAGGTATACTGATCAAGAAGCGTGTCGTGGATGGGAACTACTGGGGAACTACCTCAAACATTTACGTTGCAAAATACGTAAAACGTTCTGCCAACGTTCGTTCTGACTGGGATAACGCTCTGAAGCTTGCTGTGTATTACAACGCAGAGGTGAATATAGAGTATACCAAGATTGGTATTGTAGGTTGGTTCAGAGACCAAGGTTACTACCGCCTGCTAAAGAAAAGACCAACAATCAACCTGACAAGTGGGGATCCGTCCAAACTGTCACACTTGGTTGGTACAACCGCCGCCGGGCCTATTATTGATCACCAAGATCAAAAGATCGCTGCATATCTAGAAGATTACAGCGACGAAATTTGGTTCCCGGACATTCTACAACAACTACAGGATTACAATCGTGAGGACAGAACTAAGTTTGATTTAGTCATAGCGATGGGGTTATGTGAGCTTGCAGATGAGGATTTGATGGGTAAAGCCGCAAAGCCGCCGTCTAAGGCTACTGAGGGGTTCCAACTATATGGTTGTTATACTGACCCGGTAACAGGTTATAAGAAGCATGGTCTGATACCAGACAAGAAGAGTGGTAAAGACGAATTAGATACGATTTTGAAGGAAGCTGCTGAGTTCAGAGCGCGCGGAAGTGTGCGTTGGATAGATGCCAGTGACCCGGACAACGTTGAGGTACATTATCAATAGTACCTTGACAAATAGTTTGCTTTTCGTATTATTAGCGCTATAAGTAATAAGTAAATAAGAACAATATGGAGAAAATGAAAGTTACGCCTCACTACGTAAATGTGCTGGCAGAAGTTACCGTATTACCAACAGAAGTTAATGGTGTATATGTAGGTGAACAGTCCGAGGGGACAATGACAAGAGCAGAGTTCTATTACGGAACAGCTTTGAAGAAAGGCCCTTTAGCGAACGAAAAAGATCAGTGTCCTGAACTAGAAGAAGGAGATGGGATCATTTTTAACCAGTTTGCTGGACACCACGTTGCAACAGACGACGGTTTTTGTAAAGTCTTAAGAGGACATGATATAGTAGCAATTGTAAGTGATTTAACGAATATGAACGAGGAAACAATTAAACCGACAGGTGACAGAATTTTAGTTAGAATTATTGGCGAGGAGCTAATCAGTGAGGATGGTGTGTATGATGACACATCGGAAGATCCTAGAGATTTAGCAACACAGAAGGGATTAGTAATCTCTTGTGGGCCGAACGCAGAGCAAATTGAGGCAGGGACAACTATTTGTTTCGACCCATACTGCGGGAACTTAATCGTTAACGAAGCGAATAAGCAATTGAAAACTATAAATAGTTTTGATGTACTGTTTTCACTAGGTAAGTAATGAGTGTATTTGTAAACAACTATTATAACGTAGAAGATCTCTACACCACAGAGAAGGAAAAGAACACGTTCGATTACCTTAGCAAGTCTGTGGACTACTATATTACGTCGCTGGTCAACGAGAAACCGAGGATCAAGAAGGCGCGTAATCTGTATGAGGGTATTCGCGACAGAGAAGAGTTCAGGTACTTAGAGGAAACTTTTGGTATTGAGACTCCTATTGCTGTCAAGATGACTCCCCTTATTAAGACACGGATCGACGTGTTGTTAGGTCTTCTTCTTGATGAAGTGTTTACATACAGAGTGTCAGTCAATGATAACAACACTCTAACCGATATTGAAAACAAAAAGAAGAACGAGAGAGCCGAGCGTATTATCGCTGGTTATCGTAAGCAAATGAACGGTAACATAAACAAGCTGAAGCAGGGCCAACCGCCTGTAGCCGATGTTGTTACACAGAAGTTCTTGGATCGTATAGAGAAATCTATCAACGACGAGTTCATCAGCCAGTTCGAGATTGCCTGCCAGTCTCTTCTACAATTTTTTGAACAAGATAACACAATAGACCTCAAGCAAAAGGTCAAGCAATTCTTCTTAGATCTATTAATCTCTGGTGAGGCGTTTTATCGCACTTACGTAGACCGATTGGGTGAAGATCCTAAGATAGAAATTTGCAAACCAGAGAACATATTCTTCTCTAAACGTACTGACCATCAGTTCCTATCTTCGGGTACACAGCCAAATGTAAACGCGGTCGTGCACCGTACCTACATGAAGCGTTCTGAGATCCTTAACAAATGGGGTCACTTGATGAATGAGACTGATAAGAAGCGCATCTTCGGGGATTACGACGGCACGGCCAGTCATAACCTCTATGATCCTAGAGCTTTAGATTACGTTTACAGGCAGGATAGCACTTCTGAAAGCATTCATAATCAGCATACGAATAACGACTTAGACACGCTGCCGGTTTACCACACAGAGTGGTTGGCTAACAACGTTGTCGAGCTCACTGATGATCGTAAGGACAGCCTGCGTAACGTGGAAGGTTCTACCATTTCTAAGAAGTGGTCTGACACACACGGTAAAGGAGCGGGTTCTGGTGCGGCTAAAAAGCACGGTTACAGATTAGATCGCTACGAGGGAGTTCGTATAGGTGATGACATTTACCTGAACATGGGAAAGAGCCGTTGGACACCACGTTCTATCGGCCAGCCTTGGGTAACTACACTATCTTACAACGGCGTAGCGTACAACGACAGAAACGGAACTCCGTATTCTATCACGTTAGCCTTGAAAGATTTACAAGATTCATATGACATTATACATTTTTTCCGTGATAATCTTATTGCTAATTCCGGCGTTGATGGTTCGCGTATTAACCTTGCGGCTATTCCAAAGGTACTTGGCCAAGATTATATGGAGCGTATCCTTAAGTTCATGGCTTTCCGTAAGCAGGGTGTCGAACTATATGACCCCACAGAAGACGGGGCGCACTTGTTCAACCATTACGGTGATTTTAAAGGATCACTCAACGGGCAGATTGTTGAATCTCTTAACTCCGTACTTGAGTCTATCGAAAGACAGGCCGACGTTGTTACCGGGGTCAATAGACACATGTATGCTGCTGCAGAAGTTAGAGACGCTGTATCCAACGTCAAAGTTGGTCAACAGCAAACTAGTCTCATCACTAAAGATATCTTTGAGTTAGTCTATACGTCTAGAAAGCACATGCTTACAGACTTGATTAACCAAGCAAAAATTACATACCGTAAAGGTAAACGAGGTTCATATATCGTGGGGCACAGAACTATCTTGTTCGACGCATTCCCGGAGCACTTCTGTTTCACCGATTACAATATTCATATTATCAACTCTAGCAAGGAAAACCTTAAACTAGAGAAGTTAAGCGCTATTATTCCTGAACTTGCAGCAGCTGGGGTGTTAGGACACGACGTTATCGTTAAGATGACGATGTCTGAGTCTCCAACTGAGATACTGAAGCTCATAGAGGATAGTATGGCCAAGCATGAGGAGTCTAACGACATTGCGGGTCAGTTGCAACAACAACTGGAACAAATGCAGGGCCAGCTCAAAGAAGTCGAAGGTCAACTGCAACAAGCTCAAAAGCAAGCTGATGCCGCGAGCGAACAAGAGGTGCAGCTTAAGGTTCAGAACCAAGAGATGCAAACTTACGAGAGCAGAAACAGAGTTCGCCAAGGGGACGAAAGGTTGGATCTGGATCGCTATTCTACCACAGAGGAGGTTAAGAAAGACCAAGAGATTGTACAACTGGAACGCGAGCAGCTGTATGCTGAGAACGCGCAAGGTAATTCCAAAGAAGTCAGAAATAATTTCTAATGGAAGACAAGAGGTACATAATCAAGATCGATCGCAGAACCGAATACAAGGTAATTGAGCATCAACTGTACAAGCCGAAATGGCTAGCGTACTTTGGTGGTATAGAGGGAGTGAGAGAATTTATTAAAAACTACGATAACGAAAAGTAATGGACGTAAGAATTATAGAAACAGTAGCGACTAGCGGGGGATTGAACGACGCAGGATTCAGAGTTGATGGATCTGTGGAGAACATCTCCTTAGACTGGGATCACGCTAACCAGAGACTATCTGTTGTGGATTACAACATGAACTACAGCATCCTCCCTATACAGCTGTATAACGAGGGGGTAAAAAAAGTATTCTTAACCTACAACGGTAAGAGTTGTGACACCGGCCAGTTTTTAGAGACTGTGGTTATGGAGTCCAGCGATGAAGATGATGTGAATCAGATTCCTTGTTATAACAACTCAAACGAGTGGTGGTATTCTCCGGCGGAGTTTACTTACCCAGATGAGGTTAGACAATTAACAAACCCTGCTGACTACGCAACAAAGCCGTATGATTACAGAGAAGGGTTCACCGTAGTAAAGCAGTTCTTAACGTCTCAGGCAAACTTGTGTTTGTCAGAACAGGTAGAATACACAGCTTTCTACAGGGCACCGACCTTGACATCGTTCATACCAGCTAACGTGGAAGCCAACCGAATCTACAAAGACGGGTGGTACACTTCTTATGCGTGTGTGGTTAGGGCACTTGAGACAGTAACAACCACGGTTGGTACCGTCACTACAACGACATTGGTTACCCCGACTAACAGCGGTGGTACATTAGGTGTGGACACAGGAGACATCTTCTACTACGCACCTACAAAGAGCTTCTACATAAACCTAACAGGTGCCATTGGTACCCTAGAGTTGTACAACACGACGTCAACGTTAGTGCATCCGGACTCAACGAACTGGATGATAAACCCTACGTTCGACATGTGGCAAACTCTTATGAGAAACAACATAGGCCCTGCAATGGCAGATGATCCTATTTATTTCGCTGAGTCTCAACATTTGGTTACTTGCGACATGAATATGGCTATCCGTAATGAGGTCAAAAACATCTGCGGTTGCTGTGACAGCACTACGTTCGGTGTTAGTAGAGTTATGAACTACCAGAAACTAATGCAAAAACGCTTAGGGGCTTGGGTTAACTTCAACGAAGGCCTGTTCCATGAAGCAGCTTGCATACTACAGAACTCACGTAAGCTTTGCTACCAGTGTTTATACCACGGTGGTGAGTGTTTAACTAAACCTTCAGCATCATGCTAATACGATTTACAGATGACTACGTGGCCTTGATAAATTTGGGCTACGCAAAGATCGCGGATATCCACTGCACCCTTCACATGAAGGAGCCGTATGTGGGTGGTTCGCCAGCGTTGGATGGGTTATATGCCCATTCTATTGCTATCTCCGCTATTATCGATACTTTGTGTAACGATGATAACAGTGATCCCAAGTTCAACGAGGGCTTGTGGACATGTCTACGAGGTCTTGTAGCTAAGAACATCTGTTCCCCTCGTAAGAAGATATTAAAGAACGTAAGAAATTTACACGAGACTTCCCCAGTGAACGTCACAAGCACCGACGCTACAGGCCTCGTAAACGTATTCCCTTCCCAGCCTACAACGCCGGGTGAGGACACACCGTATATAGACGGTAATTCAGTATACCAACAAAATCAGAACTAATGACACAAATCTTTGGAAATCAAATGCCTAATAATGTTTTAGGGACATCGACTACTAACCCAAACGCGTTAGTGAATGATGATGCACCGGATACTGACAGCCGTCTAGTTAAGGTAACAAACGGAATTACAGAAGTTACACCAAACTTCATGCATGACCACACGCGTTATGAATACATCTCGCCGACCGGTAATTCGCAGACTGTGAACTGGTACGCTCCTTTGAACCAAGAGGATCGTAGCTTACACTGGTTGACCTTGGATAACTCTAACAACAGCACTGGTAAGTCCTTCGTATTCTCGGCGGATTACGTGTTTTTAGATGACTCTGATGTAGCTATCATACCGAACGTGAACACATTGACACTGAACACATACACTCTCCCTGCTGGGGAAGTTTACGTTTGGTGGGCGACTGTCGTGGACGGCAAGGTGTACCTAAGAGTTGCATCGTCAAGTGACCTAGCAATTTAAGATTTTTTCTTTATATTTAAAAAATGTCCCAAAAAGAGGGCGATATATTAATAAGTAAATAGAATGATATGGCTGAAGAGCAAACACTAGACACGTTGCATGACGACACAGAAGACACGCAACCAACAGGTACCGGGACGGGATCTGAAGGAGCGGACGGAAAAGAAGGGGCAGATGGTATTGAACCAACTGGATCCGGAGCAGGAGCACCTAGCCCCAGAGCTGGCGGCGAACCCGCGCCAGAACCTACAGCAGAAGATTTAGCGGCCACAGCGGCAGCGACATTAGAGGCTGAAACAGCAGCAGCAGCTACGACGGCGGCGGCAGAAGGAGGAGGAGAACCAGCACCAACAGATGGGGCGGAAGGTTCAGATCCACCAGTAGTTGCGTCAGGGGTAGAGCAATTCTTAGCACAGTTCGGTATTGCCGATGGGTTAATAACTTTTGAAGCTGAAGAAGGTGTAGAGGGTTCGGTTGCGCAAACAAAACACTATAACGATTTAACACAAGAAGAGCAGTTCAACATACTGTCTGACCTCGCTGAAGCGGGAGCTCCCTCTGCAGAAGAGAAGTACGGTTTGGAGCAGTCTGAAATAGGCCTGATCAATTTCGTAAGGGAGAATGGCGGAACCGTTGAGGAGGCTTTGAACAAGATGGCCCAAGAGCGTGTGGACCAGCTGCGTACGATGGAGACAGCGTCCGGGGTGGATTACGATGCGATGGGCAATGACTCTATGATGGCCCGTTACTTGAAAGATCAAGATCCTGAAGCTTCAGAGCAAGAGGTTACGGAAGAGGTCGCCAGAAGAAAGGAAGGAAGGTTCTACGAGAAGGATGTTGAATCTATCAGAGGAAGCTACAAAACGGAGGCCTTGGCCAAAGCTAATGAAGCTGAGAACACAGAGACCCTGGCTTTTGAAGCTGAGTTGGAAGTTCAGAGAGGTGTCATTGCTACAGCCGTAAATGAGGTTGAAAGCGTTGCCGGCTGGAAAGTTAATAACGACCAAAAGAATGAAGTATTGTCTGATTTGTTGGAGACCAACGATGACGGTGATTCCAAGTTCATGGCCGACGTGTTCTCTGACCCCAAAGAGCTATTTAGAGTAGCTTGGTTGGCCAAGAACGCTGAGGCGTACATTGACGAATTAGAGAAACACTACAAGCGTGAAAACGCAAACGAATATCAACGAGGGAAAGAGCATGGTATCAACGGATTGCCGTCTACACCGATCGGTAGCGGATCTTCTGCACCCAGCGGAACAGCGGCACCTGAAGCGCCCGCGGCCTCTCGTGAAGAAAAGGTGACTTCCACTTCAAACTTGTGGGATAACGATTAGAAAACTTTATCGACTTCCCCTTATGAATAGAAATCTATTTGGTATAGATGGGGAAGTTGATTAAAATTTAGTACCAATAACCAAGGGAGGGAAGCCTTCCATAAAACAAAAACAGGAACATATGAAAATTGTAGACAGAAATACGGTATCTCAGCATTTGTCTGACACAAAGACCGTACAAAACTTTGGCCGCCTTTTAGGAGACAAGCCGCACAAGTTGGGACAGGTGGTAACACTTTACCCTCACTTAGCGATTTCGACACTGACGGATGCCTTGAAAAACGTGTATTACAATCCTAAAAAGGATGCTAATTCATTCTCACCGATTAACTCAATGTGTATTGAGTGGAACATCGATGTTAACTTCATTAAGACAGTTAAGATTGTAGCGGATATTTCGGGAACTGGATACCGTAAGCACGTTGAAACGTTAATATTAGAAGAAAGATATTACGATCAAAACGACACATTCACTTTAGAGAACAAGCAACAACTATTCGTAGTTCAAGCTCCTCGTAAGATCTCTCAAAAGAGATGGGAATACCAAGTTCGTTTAGTTGGTAATGACTTGAACAAAGAAATAGATGTTAATTACGCTACGAACGGGAAGAAAACTCGTTACAGAAGTAATTACCACCCAGAGCTTTCTGAAAGAGGGTACACTAAGTGGATCTCAAACTCTGAGACTCACCGTAACTACCTTTCTCGCCATAGAGCGTCTGTAGATTGGTCAGCTGACTTCGCGATGAAAGAAGAAATGTTCATCCAAATCGGTAAAGATCCTAAGTCTACTGCGTCTTACTACAAGATGACGAAGAAAGAAAAAGAATGTATGGACGTTTTCTTGTTGTCAAGAGAGCAAGCTTGCCTCTTTGGTGAAACAAACTACGATGTAAACGGTAAGTGTTTAGATCAAGATGATCATGGTCGTGATATCCCTATGGGAGACGGTGTGATTTCTCAGATCGAGCGTTACTGTGATAAGTTCTCTTACTCGTACTTAAACTCTTATGTATTTGATGATGTTATGTCAGCTATGCGTGAGAAGTCTGATATGCCTACTGGAAACATGTATGCAGTTGTATGTAATGAGAGACTATACGATCAAATCCAACGTACTCTTCGTGAGGACGTAAGATTCCAAGCTAGTAATGATTCAGCTTACTTCTGGTCAAAATCTGCTGGTAAAGTTAAAGTTGGTGCAGAATTCAATGCATACACTTTCTCAGGTAACACTGTGACTTTCATGCCAGACAGAGCGTTGTCTCAAGAGTACCCTGATCACGGTTACGGTATCTTCTTGGATACAGGAGCTGATTTAGCTTCAGGTCGTCCAAACGTTGCAATGTTCACATTAGAGGGATCTGAAATCGTTTCAGGTAACTTGAAAGGAATGGGTCAAATGGATGGTAAATCTTCAGGAGACGTTGCTACATCTGTACACGGATCTCAATACCACTTACTAGGTTACTCTGGTGCTTGTGTATTCAACCCTTACAAATCATTCATCCTAGAAGAAGCGAGAGTTCTCTAATAGGAAGATAGAAATATTTGGAACCCCTTGGCTTAATTGTCAGGGGGTTTTTTATTTTCCCTTGAAATTTCCAAAGGGTATTCTTATCATTGGGGTACACAATATGTTTAATAATAAATAAGTAGATATGAACAGAAAAGGACACAACCGCTTCGAGGAGATCGAGCAGTTAGAAAACGGTAAAAGTACCGACAAAGTGGTTACACTGAAACAAGTATTTAAGCAAGGGAAGCACATCGTGCAGCCAGCTTACAACCCCGCACTATCTTGGTTCGCCGGTGTTGCTAGATTAAGCGACGAGGAGAAGAAAGAGAAGGCTTACTTTGTAACAGTCAGTAACGACCCGTTAAAAGCGCATTTGAATACAAAGTTCACCCTGATTGATGGGATTGAGTTTGATTTGAATGACGAGATACAAGCGATCAACTGGGCGTGGATCAAACATCTACCCTGCGTTGCAATGTCGTTTGAAGAAGCACAGAGAGGTAAAGCTCTTTTCTACGTTCACATCGAGGGTAGAGAAGCAGAGAAAGATAACCAGAAGACTGAGTTAGCGTTTGATGCGCTTGCTTGCATCATGAATGATCCTATGACAAACTACGAGAACCGTGCGTTGTTACTAGGTACAGACATGGCAGGTGATACTCCAGCGAACGTTAAAAAGTTCCTCATGAACGAGGCTAAGAAAAACCCATCAAAGGTTTTGGCTGTTTACCGTAGCAAGTCTATGAAGATCAACCTTCTTTATGTGAAGGCAAAACAAATGGGACTTGTTACCCAAGGTTCAGACAACGTTGTGAAATACGGTGTTAATATCTTAGGTATGTCTGACGACCAAGCTATTGCTTACTTGCAGTTGCATGAGGACGTTATGATGCTTCTTGAGAGAGAGGTTAATCCTGACTACTTCACAATGAGCACTCCGAACCCGGTTACAGCAGAGACTGTAGATACAGGGGACGACGAGGAAACCCCGGCTGCTAAAATGGCGAGAGTTCGTGACGCGAAGAAAAAAGACTAAAACATAAACGATGACTGACAAAGGCTGTTACGAGAATACATTACGCGAGTTGAGAAAGGTTAAATCCGCTTCTCTTCACTTGTCTGACTACAACTACTGGGGCAGTAAAGCCATTCAGGAGCTAGCAAACGAGCGTTACAATATTTTCGAAACTACCCAGCAGTTGTCTGATGACTTACAAGCACTCACTACTTCGGCGTCCTTCACTGTGACGTCGGGGTTAGGAGGCTTACAAGGAGCTTGGACAGGTGGATACACAGAAACTCCCGTAGGAATTGTCACTGGACAACGATACGGTTCTGGCTTCTACCAATTCTCCTCACCAGCGGACTACTGGCACATGCTAGGATCCCATGTTGGTGTGGTAAACCTACGTCCGCACAAATGCTATCCAGCAGGATACGAGATCAGCACGGTCTCTAAGAGACTGACAAGAGACATAGGAAATGGTATCATAAACAACGCTTATTTGAAGCCCGACTTTAAGAGACCTTACCACCAGTTTATCGACGGCTCAGGGGGACAGGTTAAACCTGATCTTATCTACTTTGCTGGGGACTTGAACCAGTACGCTATTGGTTCCGTATACATTGATTACTTAAAAGAGCCCAGAGGTATAAACCTCACGGTTGCACAAAGAGACTTGCCACTAGACACTTCAGATGTTATGGAGTGGCCAGAGTACGTATGCCAAGAGATTGTCAAACGTATAGTCAAGCTAGTTCTAGAAGCTAGCTCTGACCCAAGATTGAACACACACATACCCGTGAATCAGTCGATACAACCCTAGAAATTAACAACTTTACCTGACTATATTAGTATAAATTAATATTCATGGTGAGACCATAACGGTCAAAGGCGGCGGATACCAGCTGTGGCCTTATTTTTTATAAAACTGTAATATTACACTGGTTTAAGTATTACTAAAACAAATTAAATTATGTTTACATTATCTGAAAAAATTAGAGTGATGAACTCTGCAGACGAGATCAAGGTATTAGACCCTGCTGTCGCTGAAACTGCTGCTGTACCGGGTGTACCTAGAGTAGCTGGAGCTTCTGCCGCTGGAGATAGATTACTCGTTGAAGGATTCGGAGATTTTGATACCGCGCGTATTAAGAAATTCAAGATGAGAAGAGCTACTATTGCTGTTCAAGATTCTAGCGACTACACTACTGTAGCGCCTGCTGGCCTTGCTATTGGTGATGTTATCGAGGTTATTGTTACTATCGATACTGGCCGTCAATCTGCTGAAGTATTAGCTGCTAACCGTATTAACGGTGGTCGTTCTTTCGTGTTCCAAACTGCTGCTCTTACGGTTACCACTCCTACTGCCATTGCTGCGGCAATCGTTGCTGGTATGGTTGCTTGGAAAGCACTTTTCAACATTGGTAACCCATTGATCAACGTGATCGCCGGGGCTGCTC